TATGTTCTCGCATGACACGGACACCGGCAAAGCGGTATGCCTGGCTGATTACGGTCGCGTGCACCGAGGCGCGATTGTGCCACAAGCCAACGAGCTGTATGAAGATGTGACGGACTGGCTGGGTGAGGGTAACGAGCTTCTGCCGTTCACCGGCTATCCGGACACCCGTTCATTGGCAGAAGCTAAGACGCACAAACAGCAAGAGATCAACGCGGCGTATCAAGCTCGAATGGAGGCCACACTGTCCAGTTACCCCGAAGCAGAAACGCTGACATTCGATAAACAAGATCGTGAAGCGCGGGAATACCAAGCGTGGGTAGACGCAGGGGAGCAGGGCGAAGCGCCCGTCACGCCGCTGATCTCCAATCTAGCCGCAGCGCGGCAAATGAGTAAAGGGGAGATGGCCACCCGCATTGTCGCAAATTCCGATGTGTGGGTGGTTGAAAGCGGGCAAGCCACAGGTAAGCGCCAGTACCTTGAGGATCAAGTGACCGCAGCGACCACCATAGCCGGCGTTGAGGCCGTCAACTGGTAAAGCGCAACGGGTGTGATATTTGACCGAACCTACGAACAGGACCGCGCATGAGCAATGATCAGGACACGTTACCTCAGGAGGGAGACGCAGAGTGGGTGGAGAGACGGCGCTACCATCGACTGGACGTGCGCGTCTCTTTGTTGGAGCAGCAAAACATGATGACAACCAAACAACTTTCTGAAATCAACGACAACATTAAGTGGTTGGTTCGGATCGTGTTAGGCGCAGTCGTAAGTGCGGTGCTTATCGTCGTGTTCAACAACACGAACGGCTTGATGTAAATGCCGAGTACGTGGGCGACGTGTGGTTACTTTAAATAAACAAAGGGGAACGATGTATGCGGAAGATTAAATTTTTGGTGGTGCATTGTTCAGACAGCCCGAACGGGCGCGGGGACACGGCGGCGGACATCCACCGTTGGCATCAACAACGGGGCTGGTCGGGCATCGGATATAACGCCGTTATTCCCGCTGACGGATCATTGCAACCTGGCCGGCCGGACTACTGGCAAGGCGCTCACACCCGGGATTTTGACGCAAACGGCGAAGGCGACAACAGCGACAGCCTGGGCATTTGCCTGATCGGCCGGGACAAGTTCAGCGACGATCAGCTTCGCACGTTGGAAGGCTGGCTCATTCTGAAACAGCTTGAGTACCCGGGGGCCAAGGTGGTCGGGCATCGCAACTTAGACAGCCGCAAGACCTGCCCCAACTTCGACGTAAAAGCGTGGTGGGCCGAGCGCATGACCAAACACATCGACTGATCGAGGACACACCATGAGCTGGGAAAGAGTCAGAGACGTAGTCGGCCGAACCGCGCCGCTGGTAGGCGGACTGCTGGGCGGACCGGCCGGGGGCGCGGTTGGCGCTCTGGTCGCCAGTGCCCTTGGTGTGGATAACGACCCGGACGAGGTTCTGCGCGAGCTGAAAAACAATCCGGACGCGCTGGTTAAGATCAAGACCCTGGAATCAGAAGAACGTATCGCGCTGCGTCAACTGTCGGTCCAGTCCGCCAGCAACGAACTGGCGGCGGACACGGCCCGCGTCCAGGCGGTCAACGCCACCATGCAGACAGAAGCCCGGGCCGAACGCTGGCCTCAGTGGTCATGGCGTCCGTACAACGGCTTTCTGTTTGGGACGACAATCTTCTGTGTCTACTTTGTACTGCCGCTGTCTGGCATCGCCGCGCCGTCCATACCCAGCGAAATCTGGATGGGCTGGGGCGCGATACTGGGCGTATCGGCCTGGCACCGGGGCGTTCAGAAGCGGGCGCACGAAGGCGAGAAAATGCTGGGCGCGTCGGTTGTCGACGCATTGACCAAGAATCGAGCGCGCTAATGCCGAAAGCAAAACCCAAAGCACCTACGGACGCGCAGATCGCCGCCGAAGAAGCGCGCATGCTGCAAGAACAGAACCTTCAAGCAGCCAAGCGCATGCTGCAGCTCCGGCGGGCAAGAGACAGCCTGCTGGCGTTTACCGAACTGTCCATGCCGGACAGCTCGCAACGCGAAGACATCAACGCGACCCGCTACCAGGCGCAAGCGGTTCACAAGTACATCATTGATAAACTTGAAAAAGTGGAGCGCGGGGAAATCACACGGCTGATCATCAACGTCGGTCCGCGTATCGGCAAGTCCATGCTGATATCGCAGCGGTTCCCGGCGTGGTTTGTGGGGCGCGACCCCTACCGCCAGGTGATACTGGCGTCTAACACGGACGGCCTGGCGCAGAAGTTCGGCAAGTCAAACCGGGACGCCATGCGCGATGCGTTCTACACCCAGGTATTCCCTGGCGCGGCGCTCAAGAAAGGCAGCCAGTCCGCGTCCGATCTGGAAACAGACGGCGGCGGATACCTGGCCTACCGCGGCGTCGGCGGCGCACTGGCCGGTCTCGGCGCAGACCTGCTGGTCATCGACGACCCTATCCGGACACGAGAGGAAGCCAACAGCCGGACCATTCGGAACAAGCAGTGGGAGTGGTTCACTGACGACGCTATGTCCCGGCTTATGGGCGGCATGGGGCGCTGCGTTATCGTAATGACCCGCTGGCACGAGGACGACATTGTCGGCCGTCTGACGGACCCCAAGAATCCGAATTACAACGAAGAAATCGCCAAGCAGTGGGACTGCGTGAACATCCCGGCGATTATCGAAACCGAGCGCGACAAGCTGGACGACCCGTTCGGTCGCGACAAAGGCGAGGTTCTTTGGGAAGAACGCATCCCTAAAAAATTCCTTGAGAGTCAACGGCTTCTGAACCCAGCAGGCTTTAACGCGCTGTATCAGGGACGGCCGTCACCGCCAGACGGGGACTTCTTTAAGAAGGACTGGATAAAAACCTACAAGCCCCAGGACTTGCCGCGCAACTTGCGCATGTACGGGGCATCGGACCACGCGGTCTCACTGCAGCAAGATCGAGACCCTACGTGCATGGGCTGCGTCGGCGTAGACGAAGACGATAATATCTGGATACTGCCGGACCTGTTCTGGAGACAGGCGGACACCGAAACCCAAGTAGATGCGATGATCGACTTCTTTCAGCGCCACAAGCCGCATTTTTGGTGGGCAGAGCGCGGACACATCAGCCAGTCACTCGGTCCGTTTTTGCGGAAACGAATGTCGGAAACGAGGACATACGCCGCCATAGACGAGCGGACACCGTCGAAAGACAAACCAACACGGGCGCAGGCCATACGCGGCCGAATGTCCATGGGTAAAGTATTTTTCCCTGACTTTGCACCGTGGTACGTGGATGCCAAAGACGAACTGCTGTCTTTCCCGAACGGACGACACGATGACTTTGTCGACTTCATAAGTTGGATTGGCATAGGTCTTGGTCTACAGTCGTCCGCAGCGCAAGCAAAACCCAGACGGACCCCAGTGCAATCTGGAACTATCCAGTGGATTGTGAAAAGTGCGGACAGATTACGATTGAATAAATCCGGCGAAGGCTCCGAGCAGAGGTATCTAAACTGATGGACGACAACGATTATAACGCAGAGATAGTAGGCGGTCCCGAGCCTGGCCAGGCACCCGACCAGGCCGAACAAGCCAAGCCGGAAGTATCGCCGGCCCGTCAGGCGCAGGTCGCCATGTGGACCAGCCGCGTTACTGCGGACAAGAAGAAATGGGACTATGCGTTCAAGCGCATGCGCAAAGACATGGAGTTTGCCCGGGGCAAGCAGTGGCCTAACCAGGCCAAAGAGGACGACGAACGGTACGTGGCTAACATCACACAGCGCCACATCGCCCAACGTGTTGCCGCGCTGTACGCCAAGAACCCGACCGCCGTCGCCAAGCGCCGGAAAACATTGGACTTTCAGATTTGGGACGGCGATCCGGACAAAGTAATGATGGCCCGCGAAATGCTGGCGATTCCCGAAATGCAAGGGACCATGGAACAGATGCAGGCCATGGAACTGATGCAGGACGTGCAGACAGGTCTGCAACGCCGGCAGCAGCTCGACGCCATTGCGAAGACGCTGGAAATTGTTTACCAGTACGAAATCAGCGAACAGATTCCGGTCTTTAAGAAAAGCATGAAACGCGCGGTCCGGCGAGCCGTAACCGTGGGCGCGGCCTACGTTAAACTCGGCTATCACCGCTTGTACGACTACAACGCTGCGGACGTGGATAAGATCAGCGACGTGAGCGAACAGCTTGCGCACCTGGAGCGCCTGGCCGCCGAAGCCGCCGCCGACAAGTTCGACGAGACCCACGCGCAGATGGAAGAAATGCGTCTGATGCTGGAGAACATAAAATCGCAAGCCGATATGTTCACCCGCGAAGGACTGGACTTCGACTATCCGGACGCGACAACGATCATTCCGGACAGCCGTTGTAAGGCGCTGGATGGATTCGTCGGTGCCCGCTGGGTGACGCAGGAGTACCTGTTGAGTGCGGACGACGTGCGCGAAATTTACAAGGTCGACATCGGCCAGCGATACACGTCCTACAACGGTGACAAGCAGCAGTCGGCCAGAGAAGGCGAGCAGAAAAAAGGCCAGGCATGCGTCTGGGAAATCTATGACAAAGTCAGCGGGCTGGTCTACACCGTCTGCGACGGACATCCGGATTACCTGTGCCAGCCCGAATCACCCAAGGTAAAACTTGAACGCTTCTGGCCGTTCTTCACGTTGATGTTCAACGAAATCGAAGACGAGGACGACATATTCCCGCCGTCTGACGTGTCCCTAATGCGGGACATGCAGGTCGAACACAACCTGTCTCGGCAGCGCCTACGCGAACACCGGGACGCCAACAGGCCCAAGCACGTTACGGCCCGGGGCGCGTTTTCGGAAGAAGACAAGGCCAAGATTACCGGCTCGGCTGCACACTCGGTTGTTGAGCTGGACGGCCTGGCCCCAGGGGAGACCGTCGCGTCTAAGCTGCAGGCCATGCCGCACAACCCGGTCGACCCGAACTTGTACGAAACCGGCTCCACCTACGAAGACATCCTGAAAACACTGGGCAGCCAAGAAGCCAACATGGGCGGCTCCAGCGGCGCGACCGCGACGGAGACCAGCATTGCCGAGTCCAGCCGGTTGTCGTCGGTCGGCTCCAACGTCGACGACCTGGACGACTTTCTGTCCGAGATTGCGCAGTCGGCCAGTCACGTCATGTTGACGGAAATGGACGAAGAAACGGTTTACGAGATTGCAGGCCCAGGCGCGGCGTGGCCCAGCTGGTCTGCGTCAGAAGTCGCCCGCGACCTGTGGCTGGAAATCAAAGCAGGCTCCAGTGGCCGGCCGAACAAGGCGGCAGAGATTCAGAACTTTGAGCGCATGGCTCCGTTCTTCATGCAGATACCGGGCATTAAGCCGAAATGGCTTGCCGAGAAAGCACTGGAGCGCATGGACGACGGGATGGACCTGACGGATGCGTTCTTGGAAGGCATGCCGTCGATGACCGCGCTCAACTCGCAGAAGCAGGTCGGCACCGGAGACCCGGCGACCGACCCGGCGCAGCAGGGCGGACAGGGCGGAAACAACGCCGCAGGTCCGCAGCGCGGAGACGCAAACCAGGGACCAGGGCTGGCGCAGCAGAACGCCCCGGCCGGCCCCGCCCAGCTTCGTCCGGACGCGCCTGTCTAATCTTGCAACAGAACGTAGTTGCACTGCGCTGTCCGCAGTGTCTACAATGTAGGCAGACAACTGTCTACGAACCCACAACCAGCCCGGAGGCGCTAAATGCCTTGGTCAACCAAGCATAAGTTCGCATCGCCAGCGAACAACGAAGGCGGCATTGAAGCAGGTTCGCCCCCTGCACTTGCGACGGACGAAGATTACGCAGCAACGTCCACTGCGCTTGACGGAGACATAACTGCAGACACGTCAACTGCAAACGCTGACGACGACGAGACGAGTTTTTTTGACGCGATCACCGAAGCAGCAGAAGGCAAGTCCGACAAAGCCGAAGGAGAAGACCCCGACGACGCGGACACGCCCGCTGCCGCCAAAGCCGATAGCGACAAGAAGCCCGCCGACGCCGCTAATCCAGAAGACGGGGATGCCGATTCGGAGTGGGAAGAAACTGTCCCGTTCCACAAGCACCCGCGCTGGCAGCAAATGGTTAAACAGCGAAACGACTTTAAGGACCAGCTGCAAGAGTTTCAGCCCAAAGCCGAACAGTTCCAGCAAATTGAGAGCTTCATGGAAACGCAACAACTGAGCAATCAGGAAGTTGCGGAAGGTTTCAAGATCATGGCGCTGATGAAGAACGACCCGGCCAAAGCACTTGAAACACTGCGCGTTCACATGCAACAGCTTGAAGGTTTCACCGGCGAAATACTGCCGACGGACCTGCAAGAAGAAGTGGACGAAGGGTTTATCACCAGCGACCGAGCGCGCGAAATCGCCCGCCTTCGGAATCAAGGCCAGTTCAACGCCAACCGGGCGGCAGAACAGGAAACTCGCCGGAACAATGAGACCCAGCAGAGAACAGTCCACGACGCCCAAAGCAGACAGCGGACGGCCGTAGACACCTGGCAGCAGGAGACCATTAGTCGAGACGCCGATTTCAAACAGAAGCAGCCGTTTGTTTTCCGAGAACTGGCCTTTCTGGCGCAACAGTCGCCGCCCCGCAACGAGAACGATGCGGTGGCACTCGCACAGCGAGCATACGACAACGTGAACACACAGATGAAAAATCTTGTGCCTCGCAAGCCAGAGATAAAGCCATCGGTTACCAGCGACCGCGCAAGTGCAAACCAGGGGGCCGCGCCACAACCCGACAGCTTCATGGAAGCAGTAAGGCAGGCCGCCGACTCGGCGAGGTAATAATCAATGCCCTTTACTCAAGCACAGATCGACAACATCGCGAACGCCGCACTCGACTACCACATGGACCGAGGCAAGACGTTCGCGCAGCACATTCAGGACAAGCCCCTGCTTCGCGCCATGCGCGCAACGCAGAAGACTTTCCCGGGTGGCAAAGGCGACATCACGCTGCGTCCGATCTTTGAGACTCAGTCCACTATCGAAGGTTTCGACTCCGACGATACTCTGACTTTCACCAACCCGACGCCGATCAAGACCGTTGCGTACCCGTGGAAAATGATTCACTGCGGTATCAACATGACGACCGACGAGCTGTTGCGCGACGGTATTTCCGTGGTCGACACCAACGGGAAAGACACCGTGTCTCACAGCCAGCGCGAGACCACGGCCCTTGCGAATATCCTGCAGGTAAAACTGGAAGATATGACCGAAGGCTGGTCCGACGGCATGAACACGATGTTCTGGAATGACGGTACTCAGGACGCCAAAGAAGTACCAGGCATCCAGTATTTCATCGCAGAGAACCCGCGTGTCGGTGTTGTCGGCGGTATCGACCGGGCAACGCAGCCGTTGTGGCGCAACATCGCCATGACTGCCGCTCACGGTACGGCCGGCGGCGAAGGCGCGGTCACGTCTAACGTGACCACCAGCGCGCTGATCAAGGCGCTGCGCAAGAAGGTCCGCCAGCTGACGCGATACGGCAAGCCGAAGTACAAGATTTTCTGCGGCTCGGATTTCCTCGACGCACTGGAGCAGGAAGTAGACGCGAAAGGCGTGTACTCCCAGGCCGGTTTTGCGAAGGACGTAGACATCGGCATCGGCATGATCAGCATTCGTGGACTCGGCACGTTCGAGTATGACCCGACGCTGGATGTGCTGGGCAAGGCGAAGTTCTGCTACTTCATTGACGTGAACAACATCAAAGCGTCCGTGATCGAAGGCGAGGATATGAAAAAGCACTTCCCCGCCCGTCCGCACGACAAGATGGTCGTTTACCGCTCAATGACTTGGGCCGGCGCAATGGTCGGCCGGCAGCTCAATACTTCGATGGTTATTGAGATAGCGTAAGTCAGGATGAAACAGCGGCTCTTTCGGGGGCCGCTGTTTCTGTCTAACCACCCGGAGATAATTATTCATGCAGATTTGCAGAGCAGACGTCAGTCTAAACGGAGACCGTAACGCGGTCGTATGCGGCAAGCGTGTGTCCGTTGCCGAAATCGTATTACTGCGCCACATCCACGGCGGCGAAGACTCAGTCGGCAATATCTATCCGCTGGAAATGAGCAAAGGCATCAGTGCGAAAGATGAAGTAGCGCGCCTGAAAACCGTATACAGATCAAAAGCCAAGTTGATCGACGAGCTGTTCGGAAAAGTGCCGAAGCTGCCGGCCACCTTGGAAGACATCGGCGTCGAACATCCCGTCGTTGAAGAAGTCCGCGTGAAATCCGGCAAGAAAGCCCCGGCTAAAACGCCCGCGCCAGACAGCCCGTCTTTGGAAGACATGGCCGGTCCTGGCCACGGCGAGGATTAAGACACATGGCCCGGGGGAAGCCGTTCGGTAAGCTAGTCGAGGCGCTGCGTGACGAGGTCTATATGGCCCCGTCTGCGGCACTGTCCAAGAACGTGGACACGGCGCTAAAGCGCACGTTGCGCCGGCACTATGAGCGCCTGTGGGACGAACATCCCTGGCCGCACCTGCGCGTCTATCGCGACAAGCTGATGCAGGCTGGCGAGCGTTACTACTCGTTCCCCCCGGACCTGTTGTTTGAAGACATCGAGAAAGTCGTCTTCCAAGAATTGGGGACCGACACATGGCACACGCTCAGATACGGCGTACATCCGGACGACCTGGAGACGTACAACTCCGACGCCGGCGAACGCTCAGACCCGGTCTATGCGTGGGCCGCGTTTGAAGAAAACCAATTTGAAGTCTGGCCTGTCCCGGCCGTAAACGGTGGCGCGTTTCGCATCTATGGCCGCAAGACGTTTGTCGAGCCCGTCGAAGAAACGGACATCGTTGATCTGGACGACCAGATGATCGTGCTGTTCGCAGCGGCGGACTGGCTGACCAAGCAAGGCTCCAAAGACGCACAGATGAAACTGCAGCAAGCCGCTGCGCGATTTAATCGCATGAAAGGCAAGCAGTCCAAAACCGGCGTCTGGCCTATTCAGTCCGCAAGCGACAGAGGAAGTGCAGGGCCGACCACCCGCGTTCGCGCACCAAGACGATAAGAGGTAGGCCGTGGCGTATCTGCTGGTTAACGACTTTGAGGGCGGTCAAGACGTTCGCAAGTCCGAATTTACTGCGCCCCCGGGCACATTGCGTCGTCTCATAAACGGGCACATATCCCGGGGCGGCGAAGTCGAGAAGCGCAAATCTTTCGAGAAAGTATTCACCCTACCGCCGGGCACCAGCGGGCTGCACAGCACCGCTGGGCAGCTCGTGGTCTACGGCGTCGTAGACAGACCCGCAGGAATGCCCCCGACGGTTGTCTACTACAAGATCGCGCTGACCGCAGACCCTACCGAAGTCATCGACCGCGTTCTGTCCGTCGATAACTTTGGCGGCGTGGCCTACGCGGTTGTCCGTTTCAACCACGGCCGGATAGGTCACTTCTACGGCGATGCTCTGGTCACGTCATGGAATGAGATTGCCACAACCGTCGGCAGCCGTGACGCACTGGCGGCGGCGCTTGTGGCAGAAATCAACAACAAATCAAGCGTTTACGAAGCACTCAACGAACCTGACACCAGCGCCGAAGCCCGGCTGACCGTTATCGGTCCACCAGGAGAGGCGTTCACTACCGCCGTCGCTGAGATAGACGATACCACCTGGGACATGCAGGTCTCGACAATACAGGCCGCTATTGCGCCGGTTGCCGAAGTCGCGGCGTCTACGACGTTCGACATCACAGGCGGCACACTGACCCCCGGACAGAACCGCATCGTGTCCGTCGAAGTCAACGGCGTAGACGCGCTTGGCATCCCGGTCGACTGGACAGTGAGTAGCGAGAACACCGCCAAGAAAGTCGCAGAGCGGATTAACCAGTTCGGCTCGGCCCCTGATTACACGGCAACTGCGACCGGCGTAACGGTCACCATTAAGGCACCACCAGGTACGGCCGCCAACGGATTTACCACGGCAATTACCACGGGCGGCACGGTCACCACGTCCGCCGCAGCGCCCCTGGCAGGTGGCGTAGACATGGACGAAGGTGCGCCGCAGCTAGATCGCATTCGGATCGTACAACTTGGCACCGGCACACAACAGCCGTTTGCTTACTACCGAATTACCCTGAACGCAGCAAACGCAGGCACCTATCCGCAAGAAGTGTTTGAAGCGTCGCTGTACCAGACGGCCGTTGCCACATTTATCAAAACCGTTGCGGACCAAATGTACGGCGCAGCCCAACGAGTGCTGCGGTTTACAGGCTTTGATCTGAGCGGCGGTCCTGTAGGCGTGTCAGACCCGACCAAATGGAACACGGCGGACGCGAACGTGGTCAACGCCGGTCTGATTGATATGTCGACGCAAGACGGCTCCAACGACGAAGTGGTGGCCGTGGGCACCTACCAGAACCGTATCGCCGTATTCTCCAGGCGGTACGTGCAAATCTGGTCTGTCGGCCCGCTGCCAGAAGACAAGCAGCTGATTCAGATTCTTAACAACATCGGCACGGTCTCCCCGCGCACGGTCGCGTCGTTCGGGGACCAGGACGTGTTCTTCCTGTCCGAGTCCGGCGTCCGGTCTCTGCGGGCGCGGGACAGCTCCAACCTGGCGAGCGCCGCAGACGTGGGCAACCCCATCGACCCGGAGCTGGTCGACTTTGTTTTGACCCAAACCAAGGAAGACGTGCAGAGCGCAGTCGCAGTGGTCGAGCCCACAGACGGCCGGTATTGGGTGGCCGTGGGCACCCGGATGTACGTCTTTTCGTTCTTTCAAGGATCAAGCGTGTCTGCGTGGTCGACCTACGAGCTGCCCGGACGCATCGACGACATCGTGCTGTCCGAAGGGCGAGTCTGGTTTCGCATTGGCAATGCGGTCTACCGCTACGGCGGACGGGACAACAGACAGTATGACGACGCCGAAGTCGAGGTCCGGACACCGTTCATGGACGCCGGCAACCCGGCTCAGCACAAAGACTGGTCCGGTCTGGACATCGGTTGCGAAGGTGCCTGGCGCGCGTTCATTGCTACAGACCCGGAGCAGCCAGAAGTCGAGGAAGAAATCGGCGTCTTTGGTGGCCCTAGCTTTTCGCAGATGCGGGTGGTCATGGTCGGCCGGGGCTCACACATATCGTTACGGCTGCGCAGTGTCGGCGGCGGGTATCACAAACTCACTAACATGGCGATCCACTACGACGGCGATGAAACTGGCTAAATTGAACATCGAAGACGTGCGGTATATCACGCACCGGCTGCGCGAGCGCGACAGACACGAGCTGTTCGCGCTGCGCTGGGACGACTGTCCGGAGCAATTAGCGCAGGACGTTATGACCTGGGGGCAATTCGCATGGGTGGCGGGAATAGACGAACCGGCAGCGGCCATCGGTGCATCACTCATATCGCCTAATCTCTGGCAGGTATGGGCGTTCGGAACAGACCGCTGGCCGGAAATCGCGCTGGGACTGACCCGTCACGTCAAAAAAGTAATGACGCCGGCGCTGCTAGAAGCAGGCATGGTCCGCTCAGAGTGCAAGAGTTTGGACATTCACACCGACGCGCACCGCTGGCTTGAGGTCTTGGGTGCAGAAAAAGAGTCAGAAAGCCCGAATTATGGGAAAAACGGCGAGACTTTTTTTACCTATGTCTGGCAAAGAGATAAACTGCTGTCTACAAGTTAGACAGAATCAACAGAAAACGGGGTAGAGCTATGTGTATGGGCGGCGGTGGTGGTGGAGATGGGGGTGCAGCAGAAGACGCTCGCCGCCGTGAACAGGAACGGCAGGCCCGCATTAGTTCTGGCATGTCCCGAATTGACGCAATTTTCGGCGGGGGCCAGTACGGCACTGGCCGAATAGACAGAGACGCTTATGATCCGAACGGTTCCTATTTCAACGCG